GTTGAGATCAGCCCATAAGAACCTATGAGTGATGGTAGGATTTCTTTGCTGTGCTACACTCTGGATAGTCCGAGTGTGAACGAACATCTTTCTCATCAACTTTATCGACCCGAAACATGAGGCCTCGAATAAGTCGTGGGCCAATATTGGGTTGAGAGGCCGAACTGCGATGATGTCCTGCTTGAGTCTGTCCTCGGCCCGTTGAACCGGATCCTTGAGCAAAGGTGCAATATCTTTGTTCTTGACACTAGCCCTAAAGGCTTCAAGTGTTGTCTGTCCTACCTTACTAAGCGCCGATGTAGGAGTTGAGATTGGAAGAGCATACGGATTGTCTATCAACGTGAGGAGGTTCGGCTCAGGATCCAGCATGTACCCGTCCTCTAATCCCCGTATTGCCGAAGATGCTAGTCTGCCTACATCACAGTTGGATGTCGCTAAGAACCTGAGTCCACTGATCTCTTTGCCCAAAGGATCGCTTCCACCTTTGTAGAAGAACGAGGCATAAGACGGACCACACATGCCGTTGATACTGGAAGGAATAATGAGGCAGGCTTGGATTTGTTTGTGAGTCATCACCGGGTAATCGGATCCGTGGATTGAGAATCCTGAGACAGCGGATCTGAGATACCTGTACGCGTGGTAATGACCGATGATAGCACTTCGAAGAGGATAGAGCGCATTTTCACCTCCAGCGATTGCGCCTGCCAGAATAGCTCGACAATTAGAGACAACAGACGGAAAGTCAAGAGACGTGACAGGGAATAGCCGGCTATGTTTCTTCAACGAGGTCGGATACTCCACTCCACGAACAAGGACATCCTTAGAATACGTGAGGACCGATGTAGACTCAATGTTTTCTTCAGGCTTTACTTCCTGATTTACGCTCGAGCATGTTTTCTCAAGCAGGTCGTTCACTTTATCACGGATCCTTGGAAGTTTTTCCTCTCGGGATAGTCCGTGTGACGGAATAGCTAGACGAACAACCTGATTGTCGCCTTGCCCAATGACTTCATAGTCCGAGATAGTCCCGTCATCCAGCAGTGGGGATAGAGCCATTTCAATCATCGCATACGTCGCTGCGGTCCATTTCTTCTGACTCAGCCCTTCGAGACCGCCAAGATGATTTCTCCACGCCAAGTTGCTCTCGGGGGGGTCTTGAAGCTCTATTCCTGGTGGGCGCAACCCCTTAACACGTACCATCATTTGAGCTCTGGAGAAAAACCAATGCGTGACGGTGAATGTTCCCTGCACCCCAAACATGTTGTTCATGTCGTGTCCGATCATGTGAATGACAAGCTCTCGCCACTTTAAATTCCAACGTGTGAGATCAATCTCAAGAAACAAAGTGTACTCGGATGTATTCCTCGCTGGGTCAGTAAACTTGAGCAGGCGCTCCTGATTCTGAGTTTTTGACTTGGTCATGGTTTGCTGAGGAAGGTAACGAAAGAGAGAGTTGGCTAAGTTAGCCTCTACACATGTAAAGAAGCATCTCATCTCTAACACCAGCATGGCGAACATACGCGGCTCAAGCTTGAATTCTCTCTCCTTAGGGTATAGGCTGAC